CAAGTTCAACGCAGACTTGACGTTTGTTGCGTGCGACAACACGCAACGCAGCGGCGCAGCCGGTGACAAGATCAAGTCGGCAACGTTGGGTTCGCTTGTTTCGGCGCTTGGCGAAGATGCGTTGAACACGTCGGTTGATGTTCGCCGTATCAAGATGGCAATTCTTGATCCGTTGACTTCGCGCCCGACGCCGCTTTTCGGCTACGTCACCGAAGCCAACACGTCAATTGCCAACGGCGTAACGCCGAACAAGGCGGTTGGTACGATGGGCGCAATTGATACGTCTGCGGGCAACTTCGTTGTTGGCGGTTCGGTTACGGCTTACTTCACTTCGGTTGCCGCAATTCGCGCCATTCGCAACAACGCTGACGTTGGCCTTTCGACAATCCTTGCAAGCAAGAATGCTGGCATGGTTTGGGATATTCCGTTGCTTGGCCTTGGCGGCGGCCGGTTGAATGTCGAAAAGGACGCGCCGGTTACTGTTCCGCTTGAACCTGCGGGCGCTGAAAATAAATACGGCTATACGTTGATGTTCGTCAACTTCGCATATTTGCCGAACGCCGCGATGCCGGGTTGATATAGCCCGGCCGCAACAAACGCGATACACTGGAAAGGCCGGGCAATCCGGCCTTTTCCTTAGCAAACAAAAGGCGAACCAATCATGTCACTTTCCAAGCAATATCAGACGAATTCCGAACTTGAAAACAGCGGCGTTCCGGTTTCGGTTGGCGACGAAAACCCGGATGGCAGTTTTGCAACGTTCATTCTTGCGCGTGCGAGCAAAAGCAACAAGGCATATCAGGCCGCTTTGACGAAGGCCGCCGCGCCGTTTCAACGTCAGCTTCAATTGAAGATTGACGTTTCTGCGCAGCTTGAAAAGGCGTTTATGGGCGTCTTTTGCGATACCGTCTTGCGCGGTTGGTCAAACGTGTTGAAGGCCGACGTTACCGGCGTTGAAACTGACGAAGGTTTCATTGAATTCAACAAGCAAAACGCAATTGCGCTGTTTACCCGTCTGCCGGAACTTTATGATTTCCTGCAAGAACAGGCGAATTCCGCAAGTCTGTTCCTTGAAGCAACACGCGAGGAAAGCGCAAAAAACTAACCGAAGTTTTGGCGTACTTGCTTGAAATGGGGCCGCACGAACAGACCATTGCAAAGCAAGCGGTACGGGCGGGACAACCTATACCGTCCCGTATCGCTAACGCGCCAGAACTTCACATTGGCTTAGAACTGTTCATCAATGCGTTCTTTGATTTAGACACCGAACGGCAAGCCGGATTTTCAATCGGGCCGATACCTTGGAGCAAAATTAAAGAGTATTCCGAAGCGTACAGGTTTGACGAAGATTTGACCGAAGATTTGTTTTACTTCGTCAAGGCTTTGGACAATGCCCACATGAAACGGCTTGAAGCTAATGCCAAGGCTAAAAGCAACGCAAAGGTGACGTGATGGCAAAGGGGCGAACGCTGTTAGATTTGGCAAATTCAATGGATAAGCTTGCGGGGGAAGTTGCGCAAGCGGCCAGCGATCATGCCGTTAAAACAGCGTTGACCATTGTTGGCGATTTGGTTTATCACACGCCGGTTGATACGTCGCAAGCTTTGTCGAATTGGGACGTTACTATTGGCGCACCGGCTGACGATCCGCACGGCCCTTATGTTGCAGGCAAGCACGGTTCAACGCAACGGGCCAGCGCAGCGCAAGCGCTGGCAATGGCGAAACAAACGCTTCAAGACAAAAAGCCCGGTCAAACGATTTACATTGCCAACAACCTTCCTTATATCGTTCCGTTGAATCAAGGAAGTTCGGCGCAAGTTCCCGCAGGTTTCGTTGAACGCGCCGTGTTGTTAGGGCGAAAGATGAAAGCTAAGTTCAAGCTTAGGAAATGACATGGCTGACGAAAGCGTAATTATTGAAGTAAAAGACGGCGTTGATAAGGGCGTTGCCCGCAACCTGTCCGAAATTTCCAGCCAAGCCCGTTCGGCGTATCAGAACGTTGAAAAGCTTGTTCGTCAGCTTAACCGCGTTAAGCCTGCGGGATTAGATCAAGTTACGCGCATCGTAAGCCGTGCGCAGCGTGAAATGCAGCAAGCCGCGTTGTCTGCGCAACGTTTGGCGACCGAAACCCAACGCACCGCCACGGCTGCGGCGAACACCGCCAGCGCCGAACAGCGCCTTGCCACGGCGACCGCCCGGACGGCGCAGGCGCAGACCAACGCCGCCGGGGCCGCCCTGCGGCTGGAAGCCGCGCAGACGCGCGCAGCGGCCGCCGCTGACCGCCAGACAGCCGCCCAACAGCGGGCCACGGCTGCGGCCGCCCAACAGGAACGCCAGTTGAAAGCCAACGGCGTTGAAGTTGACCGTATCCGGGGCATACATGATCGGTTTGACGCCGTATTAGCGCGCAATCCGAAATATCAACAGAACTTCGCAAACAATCTGGCGAAAACCGGACGTGCCGCAGGCTTGGCACGTCACGAACTTGTCAACCTTTCTTATCAAGCAAACGACGTTGTTGTTTCGCTTGCATCCGGCCAAAAGCCGATGATGGTTTTAATGCAGCAGGGCGCGCAAATCGGCCAAATCTTCGGCGCGTCTGGCGCGGGTGCCGGTGCAATCTTCAAACAGCTTGCCGGGATTGTGGGCACGCTGATTGCTCGCCTGTTGCCGTTTGCCGCTGTCGTTACGGCCGCGCTTGCGCCGTTTAGTTTATTTACCCGTGAATTCAACAAGGGTATTGACGGCGATAAAATGGTTAAGGATTTGAAGTTGACCGAAGATCAGTTGAAGAAACTGAAAGAATCGGGCGAAAAGACTTCAATTACATTCGGCGACACGTTCAAAGCAACCTTCCAAGTTATCGGCAAATATGCGTCGGATTATTTGAAGCCGGTTACTGATTGGATTGTCAAATGGTGGAACATTGCACTTGACTGGATCACAAAGGCTTTCAGCGTTTGGATTCGGATGACAATTGGCAATTGGCTTGCGCTTGCCAACGTAATTAAAGCGGTTTGGAATGACATTCCGGCCGCCATTGAACTTGCCGTTAAAACGGCAATCAACAATTCAATCAGCATCGTTGAATTTGGAATCAACGCAATTAGCGGCGCACTTGCAAACAGTCCGCTTGGCAAGTTGCTTGGCGTTGATGGCCCGGTTGAATTCAAGTTGCCGCGTCTTGAACTTAGCGATGGTGCTAAGTCAATGCAAAGCGATATTGAAGCCGCTGTTACAAACGGCTTCGCGCAGGCTGACCAACTTGTTACGAAGTTCGGCGAGGACGTTCGGGCGCAAGCCTTGAAGAATGCGCAAGCGCGTTTGCGTGCTGCGGCTGGCGAAGATGAAAGCAAGGGCAAGAAAGGCCGCGCAGGATTTGACCGCGCGAAAGAACTTGCGCAAATCAACGCCGAACTTGACGCGCAAGCTAAAAATATGTTCGTTCTTGCCACGGCCCGCGACGCTGCGAACCGTGCGGATGAAATCGCCTTGCGTTTTGCAAAGGAAGGCAAGCCGCTACGTCAAGACGAAATTGACGCGCTGCGCAACAAGATTCAAGCTTTGAATGATGCGAAGGAAGTTCAACAGCAATTTGACCGCATTTATCAATCGTCTGTCGGCCCGCAGCGCGAATATAACGCTTCGCTTGCTGCGGCTGACAAACTGTTGAAGATGGGGGCAATTTCCCAAGCGCAATACAACGCAGAACTTGCCCGCGCGGAAGATGCGTTTAAGGCGGCAAGCGATCCACTGTATGACATGAACAAGCAACTTGACGAACAAATCAAGTTGCTAAACATGATGGGGCCGCAACGCGAAATTGAACAGCAAGTTATGCAGGCCATGAACAAGGCTTTGCAGGACGGCAAGCCGCTTCGTGATGATGAAATCAAGTCGTTGCGCGAAAAGCTGGCATTGGTTCAACAGTTAAACATTCAGTCGCAAATGCGCGATGAATTGCAGGCCGGAAGCAACGCGCAGCAAGCAACTAACCGCGCAACGCGAACCAACGAAGCAATCGGGCAAATCGGCGTCAACGGTTTCACCGGGGGCGATGCGGTCAGCGCGCTTGCCCAAGACAATTCGGCGTTGGAAGCAACACGCGAATTTGCACAAGCACAAATCGCATCCTATACGGATATGTATGCGCAAATTGACGCCTTGCGCCAAGCCGACGTTATTAGCGAAACGTCAGCAATTCAAGCGAAAATGGCGTTGTTCCAACAGCAATATCAAACGCAAATTCAAGGCGCAATGACTGCGCTTGGAAACTTGGCGTCGTTGCAGAACAGCGAAAACAAGAAACAAGCCGCCATCGGTAAAAAAGCGGCAATCGCGCAAACGCTAATCAATACTTATCAAAGCGCAACTTCGGCGTTTAGCGCAATGGCTGGCATTCCGTATGTCGGCCCAATCTTGGGCGCTGCGGCTGCGGCTGCGGCCATCGCTGCGGGTATGGCGAACGTCCAGCAAATCCGCGCGCAGAATGCAGGATTCAAGGAAGGCGGCTATACGGGCAACCTGCCCACAAATGCAATTGCTGGCCCGGTACACGGCCGGGAATACGTCTTTGACGCGCCTGCAACGTCGCGCATTGGCGTTGGCAACCTTGAAGCTTTGCGCCGTGGTCGCATTCCGGTTGAAGCGCTGGGCCAAGGTCAAAGCACCGCCAGCGAAGCAACGTCGCCGACCCCTGTTCGTGTGGGCAGTGACCAAATCAATTACAACCAAACCGTCAACGTCACTGTCGCAGGTAAGCGCGACCGTCGCACGGCGGAACAGGAAGCGCGAGCAATTCGCCGCGAATCGACGCGCGAACTTGTTAGGAGTGGCGGATAATGGGTTACATTAACGCAGTTTTAGATGAACAAGTTGATTACGGTTTTGAAGGCGGCCCGGAATACGCTAACGAAATCGTAGACCTTGAAAACGGCTTTGAATACATTGACAGCGCTTGGAACTATCCGCGTCATAGGTATTCGGCTAGTTTCGGTAACATCACCGACGAAGATAGAGATTACATTATTGCGGCGTTTCACGCCTGCAAAGGTCGTCGCCATTATTTCAAGTTCAAGGACTGGAACGATTACACGGCTGTCAATGAACCTTTGCAAGTTGAAGCGGGCACGACAAACGCTGTTCAACTGTATAAGACGTATCAGCCGAAAGACCCTGTTACCGGCATGGCATGGCCCGCATGGACTGTGCGGCCGATTCAAGCTGTTTTGTCCGCGACAATTAAAACGCCGGGCGGAAACGTAGTTGCCGGAACGCTAGACACTGAAACCGGCATGTTTACGCCGTCCGCTAATTGGGCCAGCGGAACGCATACATGGTCAGGCGAATTTTACGTTTGGGTTCGCTTCGACGCCGATTATAACAGCATGACAATTAACAGTTGGCGCGCGAATACTGCTAAGGTCGAATTGATCGAAGGTAAGCGCACAATCACCGCAACCAACATGCCGGATAGCTGGGAAGAATAATGCCTAAGCAAATTCCCGTTGCGCTGCAACTTCAATTTGCGAAACCCGGAACGTCAACCTGTTTCCTTGTCAAGATAGTAACTAAGGAAGATGGCGTTTTCGGATTCACGACCGCTGATTTTGTCGTTAGGTTTAACGACGGATTCGGCGTCGTTTCTTATTACCCTGACGAAGAACTAAGGCCGCAGAACATTCAATCTTCGGCCGATATGACCGTTGACAATACAAAACTTTTGGGTTGGTTCAAAGAAACCGTTGAACGCAAGGTCATTTCGGGCGCGTTTGATTCCGCAGAAATCACCATTTATCGCGTTTCTTATTTGCGCCTTTCTTACGGTTACGAAGTTGTAGGATACGGCACCGTTGGCGAAGTCGATTATAACAGCGACGGCAAAAGCAAGCGCGGTGTTGAATTCCGCAGCTTAACGCAGCAACTGACCGTTAACACAAATCAGTATTACAGCCTGACATGCCGTGCGCAATTCGGCGACGACAAATGCAAAATGCCGTTTATTTGGTTCGCCGGAACGGTTGAACTATTGCCGAATGAAAATGCGCAATTAGTTTTCAAAGTAAACGGCATTTCACAAGCGGACGGTTATTTTGAACTGGGCGTAATTCATTTTGACAGCGGTGATAACGCTGGCGCAGATTGGGAAATCGAAAGTTGGGAAGCTAACGGAACAGTAAAGCTTAGTTATCTTTCCCCGTATCCAGTTGCAAACGGCACGTCGGTTCGCTTGCGCAAAGACTGCGGCAAAACCGAAACTGATTGCATCGCATACGGCAATATCGTTAATATGCGGGCTGAACACCTGACCCCGACCGAAGATCAATCGTTGATGGTGCCGGGCGCTTATATCAAATCGCAGAATTCATTATGACCGATATTGCGAAGCGGGCACGGTTGTTAAAAGACGTACCCTTTTTGCATCAAGGGCGCACGTTTGAAGGGATTGATTGCGTCGGCTTAATGGCCTATGCGATCCGATACGACTTCGACAAAATCCCGCCGTATCCGCGCGACCCGTACAACAGCGAACTTGAAAATGCAATGACGGCGGCTTTCGGGCCGCCTTTGCTGTTGAAGCCGACGATTGACCAACTGCGCGAAGGCGACCTTGCGGCCATGCAATACCGGGGGCCGATTCGTCATGTGGGCATCGTGCTTAATCATCCGACGATTCCCGGCGCGCTTTCATTGATCCATACCGATTCAATGGTTGGAAAAGTTACCGAACATATCCTTGACGTAAAATGGTTACGTCGAATTGAAAAAGTCTGGCGTTTAGGATAATCCGAAATGGCAGGCTTATTCGGTTCAATCACAATCAAGGGAAACCGCCTAACCGAATTTGCATCGCAAACTTCGACGGTTGGCATTCCTATTCCGTTCGGCTTCGGCAAGTTCCCTTGCGAGGGAAACATTATCTTTGCGCCGATGCCGCCGAAAGAACACGTCAAGAAAAAGAAGCAAGGTAAAGGCGGCGTAAAAACCGAAGAATACAGCTATACGCTTTCGTATGCGATTGCGTTTTGCGAAGGCCCGATTTACGGCTTTTGGACGATCAAACGAAACGGCAAAGTCGTTTGGACGCAAGACCCCGACGCCAGCGTTGACGATAAAGCCTATGCGGCAAAATGGGCGCAGAAAGCGACATTCTATTTCGGCACTGAAACGCAATTGCCAGATTCAACGATTGAATCTTACAAAGGCATTGGTCAAGTTTCGGCGCATCGCGGCATTGCTTATATCGTCGTTGAAGATGACGACGTTACGGACAATGGCGGCGCAGTGCCCACATACGAAGCTGTCATTATTGCTTCGCCGCCTGACGCATACCTTACAAGCCGACCGTATCCGAATGACATGGCGGTTGAAGCTGTTTCGGTCGAAAGCTACGCGCTTCGCGGCGAATTAAAACGCCTATTGCTTGAAGAACAAGATTCAATGGAAGTTACGTCCGAAATTTTGGAAGGCGAATTGCGTGACATTTATAATGCGACTTCAACCGAAGATTATTTAGAATCTTCCTCGCAAGTAATTAGCGGCGAATTGAAGTCAACATATCAACAGCATACGGCTTTGCCGGAAGCCTTAGAAACTTCGTCAACCGTACAATCTGGCACTTTGAAAATTGCGTTGTTGTCTACTACAATGCAGCCGGAAGCCTTAGAAACTTCGTCAACCGTACAATCTGGCACTTTGGGGCCGTAAGGAATTGAAATGAAAACAAACAAATTGCCGGAACTGTGTTTTGAAATGGCCGGACGTTTCAAGCTTGAAAAATTTAAGGTTGATGAAAACGGCAACGAAATTCAAGGTAGCCGAACCGTAGCCGCCGATTGGTTCAATAACCTGATTACGAATAATGGCTTGAACATGGTTGGTAACGTGTCAGGCGATTTCATGTTGTATTGTCAAGTTGGTTCAGGCAGTGCAACGCCGACCGTTACCGATACCGGGTTGCAAAGTCGAATCGGCGCATCGTCTACCGAACAAGCGCGTGTTGTTGGCACGAACAATACGGTTTCGCCGTATTACGGTTATCGCCGCAAAACTTATCGTTTTGCGGCCGGAACTGCGACCGGCAATGTTTCCGAATTGGGCATTAGCCCGGCATCGACTGGCGCAGTGTTTAGCCGCGCGCTTGTTTTGGATGGCGGCGGAAGTCCGACAACAATAACCATTTTGTCAGACGAAGTTTTAGACGTTATTTATGAACTTCGTTTGTACGTTCCGATGAATGACGCTACGGGTTCAATCACTTTGTCAAGCGAAGGTTCAACCCATACTTGGACGTTCAGGGCTTTGGAAGTTGACGGCTCGGGCAATACGCCTTGGAGCAGTTTTAGGCGAGCTTTTGATTTTGCAATTGTTAATCAGAACTGGCAACAAAACGGAATTGAAAGCGGTTTGCAGGCAATCACTGCAAACGGATATGCCGCAACCGGAACAAACGCAACCGGAACACTTGTCGGAAGTTACGTAGTTGGTAATTATTACCGCGACGTTCAAATTTTCTTTGACTTGAATCAAGCCAATTTTGCAACTGGCATTGGGCGTGTTGCAATATGTACGAATTACGGCGCGTACCAATACGGGTTTAGTCCCAAGATTGCAAAAATCAACACGAAAAAGTTAACACTTGTTGTTCGTATTTCTTGGGCTAGAAAGGTTCTATAAAATGCTTCCTGACGGCGTTGTTTCATCGCAAGCAATTGTCGCAAATACAGTTGACCCGGTTAAACAACCGGGCGACTTTTTCGTTGATTGGGAAAGGGGCGGCGTCGCCTTAAACGACCCATCCGAAGGTTTGCTTGCAAAATTATGGAAGCTTGAAGTTGTAAAGAACGAAAG